GAGGAAGGCGCCGAGATAATCGCAGAGATTAAGCGCCAGCGGGAATCGATGCCAGTTAATTATTAATTAATTTGGTACTTTGGATTTAATTCCCTATCTTTAGATATAACCTTTAAAGAATGAATGATATGATAGAGTATTTTAAGAGAGTAGCCAAAATGGCAAAGAGTGACAACCAGTCACCAGAAATGAGTGCGATTGCAGAGATTGCAAATAAGGCAGTTGCCAATCCAGAATGGACAAAGGACCAGGGTGGTGATGACCTTGACCCCGGAGTGCAGATTCAGCAGATTATAGCTAGCGCCAAGAATAAGAGCAATAACCTAAACCGTATTAAGCAGCTTGTTAGTAGCCTGCACCTTCTAGAAGCGATTCGTGAAGGTCGGGTTGAGTTGGAAGATTTGCAAAATGTAAGTGGTTCTGATTATCCGGATTTTACCGATGCTTATTTCCAAACCGGATACCTTACTTCCATTACGGAGCACCAAGGTAAGAAGATTGAAACGGTTAGAGAGTTAACTGAGGATGAAATGGAGTTCCTTGATTATGAGTGCGGTGAATGGGTGTATGACCAAAAGCATGATACGTTATTTTAATGTTTATAATCTATACTTATTTATCTAATTCATGGATCTATTTTAAGCTGGTGATTCTTAGGTATCGCGATATTTATAATAGTAATCCTGTACAGGGATTAATTTTAGAAAAGGAGTTTTAACATGGGACAAGTAAGAGATAAAGATGAAATTTTGCGACGGTTAGATGAGGCAGATAATATGTCACAAATGATTGTCGATTTAGCAAGTAAAAAAGCTATCGATACGAATGAAGCTGTAAGGCGATTAAATGAAATCAGACGTAGAATTCAATTTGCTATGGAGCGCATTAGCATTCAATAATTTATTTTCCGGAAGTAATGGAACGTAAACTACTTCCTATACTAGTAATAATATCTGCCGTAGCCGTTTCATTATCAGCTGCGTTCTATTCAGTTACTGGATTAGGTAAAATGTTTGCTGGTGCTAGCATGCAGGTTATTATTATGACCAGCACCCTCGAGATAGCTAAACTAGTAGTAGCCTCATTATTATACCAGTATTGGGATAAGTTAGGTAAGTTCCTAAAGACATATCTAACAATTGCAGTTGGGGTATTGATGATTATTACCTCAGGTGGTATATATGGTTACCTATCAGCCGCATATTCAGAGACCTCTAATAAACTAGAGGTGATAGATAAGAATGTAGCCGTATATGACCTTAAACGAAGTCGATACCAGGTTCAATTAGATGATATAAGCATTGAAAGGCAATCCTTAACAGAAAGTATTAGGGAATTATCTCGAGGCTTATCCAACAATGTAATACAATATAAAGATGAAGAAGGTAATATTATTACTACAACTTCAAGTGCTACGCGTAAGGTATTAGAGCGGCAGTTAGATGATTCAAAGGTACAGCGAGATAAATTATCATTGCGAGAAGAAGCTTTAACAGATTCTATAACTCGGATTGACTTAATTAAATTAGACATGGAAACCGATTCTGATATAGCAGCTGAGATTGGTCCATTAAAGTATATTGCCGAATTAACAGGTAAAACAATAGACCAGGTAGTGAATTGGTTTATAATTGCATTAATGCTAGTATTCGATCCATTAGCAGTAGCATTAGTAATTGCTGCTAATACTATATTTTATAACACTAAAAAAGAAGATATGTTAGAAGAAAAAAATACTCCGACGGAATTTGATGAAGATGATGCTTTAGACCAAGTCTTAAATAGCATGGTTGAAGATATCGATGAAGAGGCACCTCTCATCGAGGAAAATGTAATTGAAGAAAAAGAAGCTAAGCCGGCAGTGCCGACTAAAACAAGAAGTGTATCTAGTTACTAAATCAATAAAAAGTTATGGCAAAAAAATCAAAGTATAATTTCAAAACAAAAACTATCAATGGCGATCGTCATATGATATGTCGTGGATCTGATAAAGAAGATAAATACTACCGGTATTCATTATGTGATAAGTATGTTAGAGCCACGGATGATGTAGTAGCAGTATTATGCTCTACCTGCGTTACAAAGCATTTGGAACTTTAATATTATTTTATTATATTGTTTATTAAATAAAGATATATGAAACTAACAGCTGAACAAATACAAGAGAATTGGAACCGTTTAAGAACTATTATAAACAAAGAGTTTCCAGATAGAGCAGAAGCTCTAAACGTTATATATGATGAATTTGAAGAACGCATTATGTTAATGCCTGCTTCAAGTATGGAACATTTCCATAATGCATTTCCGGGTGGTTATGTAGACCACATATTACGTGTATATGATTGTGCCGCTACGGTTTATAATTCATGGGAAGCAATGGGATCGGATATGTCTGGATATGACATGAACGAACTTAAGTTTGCCGCTATTCATCACGATCTCGGTAAAGTAGGTTGGCCAGGTAAGAATGGTGAAATATATATTCCAAATGATTCTGAATGGCATCGTAAGAATCAAGGACGCATCTATAAAGTGAACCCAGAGAATCCATTTGCAATGGTACCTGATTTAGGTTTATGGATGTTACAGCAATATAATGTAAAAGTATCTTGGAATGAATACCAGGCCATTCGTATCCATGATGGATTATATGATGAATCGAATAAACCATATTATATATCTAGATTTCCAGATTCCAGATTAAGAGTTAGTTTGCCAATTGTGTTGCATCATGCAGACCATATGGCATCCGTTATAGAATATGAAAGATGGAAGACGGGTAGTAGTAATGCACCTAAAAAGGCACCGGTTAAAAAAATAAATGCTAAATCAATATCATCATCTGATAATAAAGTTGATGATATCTTTAAAGGGTTATTTGAATGATAGAATGGGCACTAGGTATAGTATCAGTAATATTAGTTATATTAATTCCAATTATAATTAATCTATTACGCAAATTAGAAAATGTGGAAGAATATGTTGAACAATTAGAATCATCTAATTCTAGATATGAAGTATTCTTTGAATCAGTACGTAAAAAATCAAATAATAATTATTCATATATACGTCAATTAGATCGTATAGGTTCCTTTGAAGCAGATGATGAGACCGGAGTAATCTTTAATACGCTTAAAGATATTGTAGAAGAATTAAACAAAGAATTTGATGGGGCGGAAGAAAACTAAGAATTTTTATTTCACACAAGAAACAGAGGATGCTATTATCTTATATAATAAGACAGAAGATTCTGTACAACGTTCAAAAATATATAAGGAACATATCAAGTATCCATTGATAAGTTAACAGAAAATATCATACATACTTTTAAATTTTATTATTTCGATGTTCCATCCGAGGATGTGCAACACGAAGTTGTTGCATTTTTAAACGAAAAGATACATAAATTCCAAGAAGGTAAAGGTAAAGCCTTTTCATACTTTTCTATCATCGCAAAGAATTATCTAATCATTCAGAACAATACGAACTACAAGCGAATGAAGCGTAAAGCGGAATTGGTTGAGATTGATGACCAACGTAATCTGACTTCAGAAATGGGGTATACAGATTATCAGGAACAATTGAAAGATTTTATTAATTTATATGTTGAATGGTATGATGAGAATCTGAATAAAGTATTTACCAACCGCAAGGATATTGCCGTAGCGGATTCAGTATTAGAATTATTCCGTATACGTGATAACATTGAAAATTTTAATAAGAAAGCATTGTATATTCTTATTCGAGAAAGAACCGGGTTCAAAACACAAAACATAACTCGAGTTATCAATGTAATGAAGTCTGACTTCAAACGAATGTTCCTTAATTATCAACAAACAGGTAGGATGCATCAGAATACAATCTAACCATATTTATAATAAAGGGTTAGTATGAATTCGGAATTCGAACTATTTAACGGTACTACATTTTCGGATCTTATGAAAGATATCTATCATAATTCCAAAAAGAAAGACCGGCAAATAACCACCTTAATACAAGAATTAAGACCTCTTATTAAGAATATAGGAGATGCTACTATAATAGCTCCTATAATGAAAGAGTATCTAGATGTTCAAGTTAAAAACGACGATCATCTAGTTAAACTAGCTGCAATCGTGCAGCGATTAGTATCAACATCCAGTAAGGCCTCAGATGTAGGTGATGATTTTGGTATGACTGAACTTGAACGCGAAAGGTTAATGCAAGCCGCGGAAGAAGAATTAGCTCAGATTCAAAAGGAGAATGAAGAGTGAATGCAAATTTCTTCTATGCTGAAGTAGTTGAGACTCCTGATGATTTTGGTGATAGGTTTAAGGCTCCTAACAGCCCAGCACCCGTGCCACTACTTCCGCCAGAAGTAAACAACCTAATATCCGTACGGCCTTTGAGTTCGAGAAACTCAAGTATTATTAATGGCATTCGACCATTTAACAAATATGGATTCACTGTACCTATAATAGGTGAGGTAGTTTTGATATGTACCGGACCGGGTGAAGCAACGGATACGCTAGTATATGACACTCAATATTATTATCTCAATACGGTTAATATATTCAATAATCAAAATATTAATCCTACGCCTGGGACATATTGGTTTAAGGCGGCAAATGACAACCGTACAGAACAGTTCGATTGGAACGTAGGTAAGTGTAAGTCCTCACCATCATGGGAGGAGGAAGACCGTGTATCGTCCTTACAACCATATGAAGGTGATATAATATTTAGTAGCCGATTTGGCTCTGGATTAAGATTTTCTACCAGCTGGACTAAAGGTCGTACCGAATATTCAAATAAACCATGTGGTATATTTCAAGGAGGTAACAAATCGCCAATTACGATATTATCCAATGGATGGAAAAAGGATGGTGATAATAAAACCGTTAACGAAGATTTTGATGCTACAAAAAGTTTAATAGTATTAACTAGCGATCAAAAGTTACCAAAATTCAAATCAGCTCAATCTAACTTAGGTGTCGTGGCTGGGGTACAGCCTAGTTCAACATATTCCGGCGCGCAGGTAGTAATTACATCGGACCGATTGGTATTCAATAGCAAGAAAGATGAGGTTATATTATCAGCTAAGAAAACAGTAACAGTTGCAACTCCGAATTGGGCAATGGATTTAGATGAATTATTTACTGTACTAGAAGATTTAATATCATTGCTCCAGGAACAAGCATCTGCTAGCCCACAGTATCAATATTTAACAGGTACCGGTCCAACGGTTGGCGCGCCAGGTGCCGTACCTGAGTTGACACTATTATTAGGTCAGCTTAAAGCAATGCGACAATAATGCCGGCACAGTGGAATACATTTGAACAATCCGTTGCTGCATATTTTAGAACGGCGCCCGCGGGTAGCGCGAAAGAATCTGCGAAATTTCTAGCCGCACAATACTTAATCGCAACAGCTCCGGCACAGACACAATTCGGCCAAACAACATTAGTACCGAAGATTGATATATTAATAAATGCATTTGAAGGAGTATTTAGTGCTAATGAAAAATCTGCAGAGTCAACCACTCCTAGCTCATATTCAGGGTTAGCTAATGGTATAATAAAGTATTGGAGTCCCGGTGGGGTCATTCTTAATCCATTTCCAGCAGCACCACCAACAATAGCTCCAGTAGTAGCAGGATTCTTTATTCCAAATATACAATTTAACGATATCATGGATCAAGCAATGGCTGATAGCACTGTTCCTATAAACGAAAATGAGTTGCGAAATGCAATTACTGGTGGTCCAATCGTAGGCGATCCACTAGTTGCAATACCTAGCCCTATAGTATTATTTCCAGGAGTACCACAACAATTAGAGGCGGAATTAATGTTAGCATTTACTCCTGGTAATACTCATGAACAATCAGCTCAATTATTGGCACAAGCATTCCGTAACCATTTATCTACGCTGTTTGGTATTTATATAGGATTTATGCCTCCAGGCAGTACATTACCGATAAATATTATCACCTGGTCTGGAATCACCTAAACTACACTATACATATATTTATAAAAAAGGAAGACTCATGGATAGCAAATCATTTGTTAAAGTTATGCGAAAATTAATTAGTGAAGAAGTACGAAAGGCCGTCAGGGCTGAAATGCGTACACTTCTTAAAGAACAAAAAACGGATCATAGAAAAAGTATGAAACATGGCATGGATATGTACCAAGAAACACGTACACCAAAGCCAGTATCTAGAAAAAGAGATACATCCTTTACTAAAGATTCTGTTTTAAATGATTTATTAAATGAAACAGCATTAACAATGAATCCTAAGGAAATGTATGGTGATCAACCAATGGTATCACAAGATACATTGTCTTTTGGTAGCAATGACGCTCAAGGATTTGGTATGATGAGACAACATGTTCAGCAACCCGTAACTGATATTAATGATAATCCAGTTGATACTTCAAATGTAAAAGTAGCAGCGGTAGTTGATAATATTACAAAAGATTATTCTGCGTTGATGTCAGCAATCAATAAAAAGAAAGGTAGTTGATAAGTGGCTAGAGAAACATTTACATATCAACCATTAGACCTCGAGCCAGATGTAGGCATAGGAGTTGCATTACCATTTAATAATGCTGCAGGCGGCCGGACCGCGACACAAGCATATAATGCTAATACCGGAGGCGGATCTGTTTTCTCTACAACATATACAACAGAAGCCCAAGCGATTTCAAACTTAAAGAACTTATTGTTAACTCGTCGAGGTGAAAGATTTATGTTGCCAACCTTTGGTAGTCCAGTACCTGATTATGTATTTGGTAATATTACAGCAGGGGGTGGCATTGCAATTACACCGGACGAAGTTTCTGATATTGAAGGTGATTTGACAGAAGTAATTAATTTCTGGCTGCCTTATATTATATTAGATGAAGTTACGGCAGAAGTATATCCAGATGAGAATACGGTGCGTATAAGTATAGTATTCCGAGTAACCGAACGAGGTGCTAATAGAAGAATAGTATTATTTCAGTCTGATACAGCGGCTGATATTATAGAGGAATAAAAATGCCGGAATATGTAGAAAAGGACGTAAAGTATTTAAATAAAGATTTTGGGCAGTTTAGAGCTAACCTGATTAACTTTACTAAAAACTATTTTCCTAATACTTATAATGATTTTAACGAGTCATCGCCAGGAATGATGTTTTTGGAAATGGCTTCATATGTAGGAGACGTTCTTTCATATTACACTGATTATTCTTTAAAGGAAACATTATTACCATATGCTCAAGAAACCGAAAACATGTTACGGTTATCTCAGTTCTATGGTGTACAGACACGTAATGTAGCTTCATCAGTTGCTAAATTAGATGTTTTCCAGACCGTACCGGCAATTGGAACTGGTACCGCTGCTAGACCAGATTACCGGTATGCATTGGAAATGGATGAGAATATGATTGTTAGTACTAATGGTGCTACAAAATTTCGTACATTAGATGTTGTTGACTTTCATCAGTCTGGCAGCAATTCTGGATTAGATGTTTCTGTATATAGTGTTGACGGGACAGGTAATGTTGATTTCTATCTTCTTAAGAAGCAAGTAGATGTTATTTCGGGTACTCAAAAAACCGTAACCTTTACTTTCGGTGATCCAAAAATATATGATAAGATAGCATTGCCAGATGATAATATTATTGAAATTGTTAGTATGACCGATGATTCTGGTAACCGATGGAGAGAAGTACCATTCTTAGGCCAGGATACAATATTTGAAAGTATTCGTAATATATCTTACAATGATCCGGTATTATCGGCAAACCGGTCTACCGCTCCATATATACTTAAATTAACACGTACTCCACATCGATTTGTTAGTCGGTTGAGAGATGATGGTAGAGTTGAGATTCAATTTGGCGCTGGTATTAGTAGTGGTGTTAATGAAGCTATTATACCAAATCCAACTAATGTCGGATTATCATTACCAGTCATATCACGTACTACCGATGCCGCCTTAGATCCATCTAATTTCTTATATACTGATACATATGGATTAGCACCTAACAATATTACATTAACCGTTACTTATACAGTAGGTAAAGGTATAGATGATAATGTAGGTGCAAATGAAATTACCAATGTAGATTCTGTTACTTATTTAACGAGTGTTGATGGCGTAGATGCTACATTGTTACAAAATGCTAAAGATAGCATTGCGGTTAATAATCCTACACCAGCCACCGGCGGTTCTAATTTACCACCAGTAGAAACATTACGTCAAAATATTATAGGTAATTTTGCTTCTCAATATAGATCAGTAACAAAAGAAGATTATATAATGCGTATATATGCGATGCCTGCTAAATATGGTAGCGTTGAAAAGGCTTATATAGCACCTGATAGCCAGTTAAATACGGCAGATAGAGAATATCCGAGAGATGTAATTGCAAACCAATTAGGATTAGATGTTTACCTATTAGGATTTGATGCAAATAAAAATTTAGTACCAGTTAATAATGTTGTAAAAGAAAATTTACGAACTTATTTATCTAATTACCGAATATTAACAGATGCATTAAGTATTAAAGATGCATTTATTATTAATGTTCAAATTGAGTTTGAGATTATAACAAGACCTGATTATAATTCAAATGAAGTATTATTAAGATGTTTATCTGTATTGCGTGAAAAATTTAGCAATGATCGTAATCAAGTTAATGGTCCGATTAGTATTAGTAACTGCATGACAGATTTAGATAAGGTCGAAGGTGTACAGTCAGTCGTTGAATTTGAAGTAAAAAATGTATTTGATACAAATGCGGGTTATAGTGGTAATGTTTATGATATCAAAGCCGCGACACGTAACAATATAATATATCCTTCTTTAGATCCATCTATATTCGAAGTTAAATATCCGAATACAGATATCAAAGGAAGAGTTGTTAAATTATAAAGGAAGATAGCAAATGTATCAATTATTTTATCCAAAACGCGATACAACATTATATGAACGGTATGAAACAAAAAATACCGGAGTAGATCCGATATTGGAATTAACTAAAATTTCATCCGGATCTCCTAATGATGGTAATATTGCATTAAATACTTTCAATACTAGAATCTTAATGGATTTTGGTCCTGAGATAACAACAATATCATCTTCAATATCAAGTGGTGATATAGGAGCCAATGCTCAATTTTATTTAAATCTACGAGCTACGGATTCTGAAGATCTTCCTATTGAATATACACTTGAAGCTTATGCCATATCTCAATCATGGGTTAATGGCACCGGTAATGAAGCTGATATTCCTATTACGACAAATGGTGCATCCTGGCAATACCGTACCTCGGAAGCAGTTGGTACTGAATGGTTAACATCTGGATATGCAAATGGCTCAACAGGCTCAAATGGTGTATCGACTGCGGGTGGTGGTACATGGTATACGGGATCCGGGGCATCTCAGACATTTAATTATGAAGCGCCTGATATCAGAATGAATGTAACAGATATTGTTAGAGAATGGGTCTCTGGTTCATTTGCAAATAATGGATTTATTGTTAAACGATCTGAATCAGAAGAACAATCAGGTGAGCCGTTAGGTAGTTTGAAATTCTTTGGCAAGGATACACATACAATATATGTTCCTCGATTAGAGGCCGCATGGGATAATTCAAATTTATCCGGTACTGGTTCATATACCGAAATTAGTTCCGAGTCATATGTATTGAATTTTAAAAATATACGAAAAGAATATTTCGCTGATGGTCGTGCTAAATTTAGAATAGCAGTTAGACCAGAATTTCCGAGCAAGTCTTATGTTACTAGTTCATTTTATTTAACGGAAAACCGCTTACCAACTTCATCATTCTATTCAGTAAAAGATACTGTTACCAATGAAACGATTATACCATATGATACATCTGCCACTCGTATTAGTTGTGACGCCAATGGTAACTATATTGATTTGCGATTAAATACATTCCAGCCAGAACGGTATTATAAATTTGCGCTTAAAGTAGAAAGGTCTGGTGGAGATGATGTACAGATACATGATGATGGATTTTATTTTAAGGTTACTAGATAATGGAAACTAATAGTACTGAATATATCGAAGGTGTTAATTCAAACCAAATAGTATTAAGTGTATTACAGGAACAGTTTCCAGGCTTAACACAATTACCATCTGCAGCAGAAGCTGAATATGTTGCTAGAACCGCAACTCCAGTATATGAAACCGCCGGCGCAATAAATCATTATCCTGAGCTAGTACCGTTAGATAGAAGTGAAAACGGTGTTATTCAGATTGACGGTGATGATGACGCTAAGTCATTAAATATTCCATTGCAAAAATTAACATTTGTTGATAGTGATAATTACAATGAAATAATTGATACCGAGTATACTTATTTTGTTGATGTAGAAGATATAGATGCTGATGACTTGCCGGATATCGTAGGTAAATTTATTATTATGCCAAAGAAAAGTATACGGACTATGAATGGACCGTCATCTGATATTCATTTATTTTATATATTAGGTAATAGCTTTCCGAATTTAGAATACTTGCAAGTCTTTTATGGAAAAGAAGTAAACGGCAGACCTATATTATATCGCATTCCTGATTATAAAACCCTCGAGGTAATGTTGGTAGCTCGTGAACAACGATATAATGCCATCCGGATAATCGAAGTAGAGGTTTTCAATAAATTAATACGACGTACATTAAATGATACTTTATCAATTGAAAGTTTAAATGCTGTAAACGATGCTATTACTACGGCAACAGAAAATAATTCATTAACTCGAGACCAGCGATTAAATATGTATGTTAAAGAGTTACCAGTGGAAGTATCACAGTTAGATAATTGGAATGTACAAACACGGTTTAATTCTGGATATGAACCGGATTCTCCATTCAACCGAGATCCTATGGATTATATAGGACAATCAGTTGGCGTGGATTTGCCCCACAGTTTTGATAAGGCAACATCATTAGAAAAACTCCGAGATAAATATGAAGGCCGCATTGTATTATTTAAACCTTTAACTGGAAATAATGAAAGACTAGATGCTGATGACATTGAAGGATGTCGTATGCTATTTTATGGGAGATGGCGTCCGGTCTTTAGTTTAGATGTTCTTACATTATATGGAACAGAGACTGGTGGTGATATTAGCTTCCGAGTTGATAATGGCGGTGGCGGCCAGTCTGGATTTAACCAATCGTTGCCAATTGGTGCTTCTGAGGCAGACGAAGATGCTTTTAATAATGCCCAGATGTGGAGATTTGGTATGCTTCGTAACGCGCTACGTACATTAGCCGATTCTGGTGTAATTATAATATTAAATGAGGATGGTAACAATTCGCCAATCTGGAATTCATTTCCGCATGCGCTGCGACCATTAGAAGTAGATGAATATAAAACCTATCTTAAATTAGCTGATGTATTTGATGTTAAGTATTTAGCACCATATGAGCCACGTGGTTCTATAAAATATTATGATCCGCAACGAAATGGGGCAAGAGGCTCTGAATTATTTCCAGGTAACCGGCTAGTTGACGCTAATTCAAGTGCACCTGAGTCGTTAAAGGTTGCATTAAATGAACAAATTGCAGCTGAGATACAGCAGCTAGTTGACGGCCTATTTGAGTCAGATATTTTAATCAACACATTGCAAGTAGAGATAAATGATTTAATTGATTGGAAACGCGTTGCAGATGATATTGTCGATGGTGAGAATAATCGATTTAAATATGTTGTTTCAAATTCCACTAATGTATTGAAACGCGGAACGGGTACCCGATCGTTAGATAATTATTTTGAAGGTGCTGCAATCAGTTCAGGAATTGGTACGGCAGTAGCAGCTGCTGCAACTTTCTTCACATTTGGCTTAGCTGCGCCTGGCGCAGCGGCCGGCGCGTTAGGGACAGCAGCATATGGCAGAGCTGCCGATCAATTTGAATTTGGTAAACCCCAGGAACGTTTATATAAAGATAAGATTAACACTTTATCAACTGAATATGACCAATTATTATCGGAGTCTGCAGGCCTAGAGCAAGTTGCTAATGAGAGAATTGATCGATTAGAATCAATTAGAAATGAAATAAATGCTGATACATTTATAACTGCATTTGATAATTACCAAGCACGGATTAATGATATAGATGCCGAAGGAATGATTGCTACAATTTACGCTAATATTTCGCAGATGCAAACAGTGCGTACTAATTCTATAGATGCATATACTCACTTCCTAGGTATATTGAATAGAGAAATCGGCCAGGCCAATGATGGGTTAAGTATTATGGATATGCGGGTATCAATACAAAATTTCCACGATTCATTGGCAACCACCGTTGACCTAGATGAGAATATTATAAACAACCTAATTTAACAGCAGCCGATATTTATTTAAAAGGTTCCTAGATGCCGTTAGATCAATACGAAAATTTTGAGGAGATTAAAGAGTCCACTTCCCCGGAGCGTGGCCAGGTGTTTAGTGATTTAGATTTAGATCTGCTTATTTATGATATTGATAATGTAGATCTCCCAAAAGGCCTTGAAGATGTTAAGCTGGAAATGCATGTATATGCACCTCCTCCCGGAACTCAATATATTGGTGGAGTTTATGATGTACGTGATATACTTGATGATGATACATCATTAGATATTGGGTTAGTTAAGGCCTTTGAAGAGCTTGATATTCGTAGAGGGCAATTTAAAGTTGCATTTAATTATCTACGTAATCATATTGGTGATTATTATAATCGCGATTTATATATAGTTGAAGTTGCACCTGACCGTGATGAAATACATTTACGGTTTGTAGAGTACCAAGAACAACCTACACCTATATTTACTGATGAGTTAATCGGACAAATAAATGATATCAATAAACGCTATTCTGTTAATTTTGGTGAAAATGAATTATACTGCATTATTAACGCGAAAGGTGATGAGAATGATTTATATTTAAAAATTTATGGTACCTTTGATGAGACTACCGTTGAAGAAAAGCAACGTGTATATTTAGTCGAAGAATTAATACAGCCATACATTGATAATGTTAATATTTTACCACCTGCCGCGGATGATGCGTTTAATACATTACGTGGACCAAATTGGGATATCGAAACCGGGTATGGTACAGTTACCGAAACTGATTTCAAAAGCTGGAATGATTTATTAGATACTAATTTATCGACAAGCCAGCAAGTAATCGATAGATATTTCTCAGGTTCCTTGCAAGGAGCTGATTTAAATATTGATTTTACTAATTTTGAAAACTTTGTACATTATTCATCGGCAACAGAAAGATTATTAAATTTCCGATATAAATTACAGCTTATAGAACATTATGATACTCAAATTGGTACATTATCAGCTGCTAGCGGATCTGATTCAGGTTCTATTGTTGGTAATATCGGAGTTAATCGACAACGTAAGGATAATGTAGTTGGCTCATTTGATCTATTTGAACGATGGTTATATAATGAACCAACTTCAAGCTTAACGACACATGGTGTTAGTGGCTCTGCGATATTTGCTGAAACCTATACTTTACAGCCATGGCCAAAATATTTATCAAATGGTGTTTATGTTAATCATCATACAACATCATCCCTAGGTACTAGTTGGTATACAGGATTTTCATCTACAGCCTCGCTATATGATTTGTCAAACGATGATTCATTAACTAAGACCATACCAGAACACATTCGTAATGATGCGAATAACGATCAATATGATCTGTTCGTTAATATGATTGGTCAGCATTTTGATATATTATGGACCTACGTAAATGCACTTGCTACCAATTTATACACCCGTGAGGAGCATCCTAAATTAGGTATGTCAGCCGATCTGCTAAAACCAATGGCAGAATCAATGGGGTGGCAATTAACTAATGGTAAGCAAGCCGAACAATTATGGCAATATAAATTAGGATTAACTCAATCAGGTTCTTATCAGTCTACCGGATCGTTATTTAGTAAGTCAGGCGAATCGATTACGCATGAAGTATGGAGAAGAATAGTTAATAACTTACCATACCTGCTTAAGACAAAAGGTACCACCCGCGGTATTAAAGCTTTAATGAATGCCTACGGTGTTCCACAAACGTTATTATCAATTAGAGAATATGGCGGACCTAAGGTCGCAAATGATACCCCAGCATTAATTGAAGACCGTAGAGTATTTGGATTAGAATTAACAGGTAGTAATGTAATTTCTAATTGGAGAGCAGTAACGCTATCAAATGTATCTGGATACCAATCGGTACCATTTACCCAGGAGTTGCGATTTAAATCTCAATATACTAGCTCGGAACAGTCTGTTCTAGCATTATCAGATAAATGGTCAGTATCTATAGAATCTACCGGTTCATTATCAGGCTCAGCAAATTATGGTAGAGTTAACTTTTATATATCTGGATCCAGTGGATATGTATCATCCTCCACGCCATATGCTCCTATATTCGATGGTGATTATTGGAATTTAAGAGTACAAGCAGCTGTTACGCCTTCTTATGATGCTGCTACTGATATTAGTACTACGGCGCAAGCCTGGAATATTAAATGCCAAAAAGCTGCAGATCATGCCATCGGCCGGATTACTCATGCTATATCTTCAAGTTTAGTATTACTTGATACAAATGCAATGACCGGCAGTAATAGTGCAAGTTATAATGCATCCTGGCGAGATAGTGGATTGCATTACGTAGGCGGCATTGCAAATTCTGCTATTAATGTTACGCAAGGATTAAGTGGATCTATTCAAGAATATCGCGAATATATTGAAAAAATTAATGATACTACTTTTGATTTGCATACTTTCAATCCTACTTCATATGTAGGTAATAACGAAACATCATCATTTGATACTTTAACTCGCCATTATGTTTTTGGTACCGATCAAAATACTTTTAACCATTCTGTAATTACTAGCATTACTAGTTCACATCCAGATCAAAGCAAATTATCTTTTGGTGTTGGAATGACTACTTTTGCAACAGCTAGTGGATTTGCGAATGAAACTAATTATGATAATAATGTAGAAACATATTATGTCGATGCGCCTTCCTTAGGTGGTAATAATTTCCGTAGCCAAAAAATTAGATTAGATAATAATCGATTGGTTAATGTATTATCACCAGAAAATACAGCACAAAGAAGTAAATTTGAAAACGCGCCTATCGATTCAGAACGATTAGGATTATTTTATAGTGCAGCCGATCAATATAACAAAGAAATTTTCAATCATATCGGACCGGTAGAATTGGATGATTATATTGGTGATCCAAATGATCAATTTGAAATGAGCTATCCGGACCTAACTAGATTTGCTCAACAATATTGGAAAAAGTATACAGATAGAAATGATATAAATGATTACATTCGTGTATTTAGTTTATATGATTTTAGCTTATTCGAGCAGATAAAGCAAATGTTACCAGCACGTGTTATACCTAGTGTTGGATTACTAGTTGAGCCTAACGTATTAGAGCGTTCTAAAGTTTTATTAAATGATAAACCGATAGTAGAGCAGCCTGCTTATTCCGCTCTGATAGCTGATAAAGAACCAACCTCATCAGCTGAATATATATTGTATTCAGGATCTATTCAACCGGTAGCAGATTTGTTAAAAGCAAGTACGGTATTCCATATAAGTGCAAGTGGATATGATGATTCTCCAGGCACATTTACAGCAGAGTTTTCCGGATCAGATCCTTTTGCTCCTATGAGCTATACGATAACAGAAGCATTATATACTGCATCCAGTACTGGATATTATAATAATGATATTGAAATACCAGCAACTTGCAGTGTTATTAGAAATCCTAGATCCTCGGAAATATTTCGGCAGGTAGAGCGTGATTATAATCCTAACCAGGCTTTTAGACACTATCCATTAAATAACTATATTAATGGTAAGGCTCATGATTTAAGTTTAAATACCGAACATTCTACAGGTAATAAAAGAGTACTTAATAACACTACCGGGTCTACCGCGAACCAATTAGATATAACGGCTGGTAATTTTGGTAAATTCTTATTATCAACTAGTTCAAATCATCCTACGGCAAACTATGCACCTTGGTCATGGCCTGCAGGTAGTCCGGATTTCCTCGCGGGATATGTATTAGATGATCACCGAATACAGGCGACAGCTAATCCAACTAGTTGGCTGCAGGTTGAGTTTAATGCTCAAGGACCATATGGACTATATGATTATGACGGCACGGACCGGCCATATTCTGGTTCTGGATATTTTACAGATAATAGTCAGACTAAAATTCATATAGATGATATCAAGCCTATAGATGGTCTAAATACAGAGACATACGACTTCAAACTTATATATGCTACGTCTTCCGCTGAATTAACTAATCGTATTAGTAATTCATCATACCAATTTCATTTTTCCGCATCAATAACAGGCTCAGTACCTGGGTTAACATATACCGATAATTTTACACCACTTATTATAGGCGGCACTGCACCGGCGGACTTAGGAGTAGGGGTTAGTAGATCTGGCTCGAGGTTTAGTTTTGATTTAACAGATTTTAATCAGACACAAAAATTATATCTTGCATTTAGCGCTCAGTCATCCTCGGCAACACCAACGGGCATTGCATTAAACCAAGTTAAACTATCCAATGTTCAAATCGATCCATTCCCAACCGAACCTGTTGATTTTAATTTTTATTCTAGTAACTTAACTCGAGTAAGTGCATCTGTATCATCATCGGAGGCAAGATATAATGGTCGGGAGTTTGTTAATATACGTGACGTGAGTTTGCCAACAGCAGGTGCTAGTGGATCTTGGAGCGTCGCTTGGTTAGCTCAAGAAGATGTTGGGCATACGGGGTCCGTTAGAGTAATGCTTGGTTCTGATACTACCGGCGAACCGTTTATTGAATTTCATGAAGAAAATAAATTGGCGTTTCGACCTAATCCAGTAACAATAAATGGAGTTACTAGTTATCCATTTGCAAAATTTGATACTGTTATCAATCGTGAAGCACTTAACCATTATGCATTATCATATGATGGTGGTAGTATGGCAGGATATACAAATGTTAAGTTTTGGCTAAATGGTCGATACCAAGGAGAGAAAAGTGCAAGCAGTGCTTTGGGAGTTGTAGGATGGACGGGTAGTTTATTTACTTTAGCAAACATTGGATCTGGCATCGGTGGTACTAACGGTACATATGGATTTGCAGGATTGATAGGGCAAGTGCAGGTATATGATAATTTAGTATTCTCGCAGGAAGAAGCAGAGCGATTATGGCAATATCCACATCACCGAATTATTAGAGACCCGCATGCAAATATTCAAGCTACAAATATAAACTTAGATATTGTAGTAAGCCGATCATTAGAAACAGCTGGGTATAACGATGATTTCTTCACTCAAACAAATAACCTATATTATAATGGATGTCGTATAACATCTGCAGATATAAACGTACCGACAACACAGACACCAGACAATAGTGCTGTAGTAACGGTATTTGAAACTAATCCAAATCAAATCATATATTCACAGAATGCGCGTAACGGTAATTTGAGAATCAGGTAATTATCGAGCATGCGTATATTTATTAAAAAGGAAGTAAAACTATGGGATACTTAAACAACAGTTCTATCACGGTAGATGCAATTCTCACGAAAAAAGGTAGAGAATTATTAGCACGTGGTAGAGATGAATTTCAAATCACGCAATTTGCTTTAGCTGATTCTGAAATTGATTACGATTTATATAATCCGGCACATCCATTAGGTACTGCATATTATGGTGCAGCTATTGAGAATTTGCCAATTGTTGAAGCGTTGACAGATGAAACGCAGATGATGAAATATAAATTAGTAACACTACCAAAAGGTACTGCAAGGATACCGGTTGTAAGAGTAGCTCAAAACACTATTAATTTAGAATCAGGCGAGCAGACAAGAATTAATCCACAGACGGTTAATTTTCAAAATGGCAATCAGCAGTTTGGATATACAGTTATTCTTTCTGATTCAGATGTAGCCGAAGTTAGAGTTGCGAGATCAGCACCAAATAGTTCCGCTGCATCAGTACCGCAATTCGTTGGTGATAACGAAGCTGCTCAATCAGTAACAGTCTCTGGTATTGAATTTGAAATAACTGCAAAAGAGCAATTATTATCAGATAAATCAGCTACTATATTAATTATAGGAAATGAGACCGGCGGCCGTGCTACTATTAACTTAACCGTACGTAGATTAGAAGTTGCTACTACGGCAGGTGCACCGACATCGCAATCATAAAAGGTAAAAGAAAATGGCATTTAATAATAGACCAGTTAGAAGAGCAACGGCAGCCAGGACGGCCTTACCAGCAGCTGCTACACGCGAAACATCAAACACATCAACCACTCAGCAAATACAATCATTAGCTAGTCAATTAGCTAATCAGATTCTACGAGAAAGAGAGGTTGCATCTAGAAGAGCGAGATTAGGTAGAGTATTTACTACTTTCGATCCTGCAGAAGATGTTATTCCTAATCAACAAGAAACTGTTACAAAGGCTTTATTTTCAAATAATGTCGGCAACCTTTTAACTTACTTTACTTCTTCAACTGCTACGGCAACTCAAAAAACTTATTTTCAAAATATATTTAATGGCAATCCTACCGGTACCGGTTCATCACAATTATCTATTGCATTTGGTGATCGAAATGGTTCTGGTTCTGTTGATTTAACAGGTAACTTAAATAATGATACTCCTACTCGAGCTATTTATAAACAATATGCTCAATTGGTATTAGAACCTAATGATACTAAATTTACCATTAATGGTGTTGATACCGATAGAATTTATGTAGTTAATTTTAATCGAGCTAGATTCCGTGAAAAATTAGATCCTGGCAACGTAGAATTCAATATTGCATTTTTATCAGGCTCTCAAGCAGTTGCAGGTGGAGTTTCGTCTAATGCTGGCATGACTGGATCGGCTGTGAAAGTAGATGGTACTAATAGGGTATTAAGAGTTATTGATGATTCAGGAGCTTCTCTAGGAAATGTATCTGAGGCTGGATTAGTTTATAATTTAGTATCTGGTTCAATTGTGGATGGTATTAATACTCCATCCACTCCACAGTATTTTGGACTTCTATATCCTCAGCATGGATATGCAATATTCGATGCTAATAAATTAGATACTACGGCATCTTTTGAAACAGTAACAGGTTCATTGATTCAAGGTGATAATGCAATTAAATTGTTTACTGCAATATCCGGAGCCGCTACTATCATTCAAGGAAGTAATAAATTTGGTATTCAAGCAAGATCATCGGAACAAGTAAAATCTACTTATTATTATGTACGTGTTAAGAATGGAGAATATAATTATTCAAACAATCCTTCATTCGTAACCGGTTCATTGGGTC